GCAATAGCCAAGGCCCATCGTTGCCTGCTGCTCGTGACCCTGCGTAGTGAACTTGGCGCAGAGGGCGCAGTATTCGTCGTCGTTGCGGGGGCGGGTCATGGTCAGCCCATCAGACGGTGCCGGGTGATGCCCGTAATCCCCGGCGGCAGCTCCTCTTTGACCTCAAGGAACGAACTGCCCTTGTAGCCGGTCGCCTTGGCGCACTCGACTTCGACCTTGGCCGAATTGATAATGGTCTGCGCCACCTCGGATACCGCCTTGGCGCGCTCCAGGGGAACCGAACCATCCTTCAGGCCGGCCAGGCAGTCGAACAGGTGCGCGCGCAGGGTGTTGATGTCGTTACTCATGGTTAGGGCTCCTTTTGTTGATTTGTCGGGTTAGTGCTGCCTGTAATGAGATCAGTTCATTAAGCTCTTTCGGCAGGTTGTGCCGCGTGTTGCGCTTCATGTTTTCGGCCAGACTGATGCACTCCACCCGGTCGATGGTTATTTCTCCCAGCTCCGCAGTGCGCATCCCAGGCTTAAAGACCACGATGTGCTTCGGTGGGACTGGCCCGTTGGCCTCAATCCAGACCAACTCGTGCACGCCGCGCCACCGCTTGCTGTTGCTGCCTTTGTCATTGCTGATCTTGCGTTGCAATGTGCCGTCCTTCGTCATCCTCAGGCTCCCAATAGGCTCGGCATTGGCTGGGAGCTGTCCTGGCTTGAACTGGGTTGCTTTGCCGCCGATGGCTATACCCTTCAGCCCTTTGTTCCATGACGCATGCCCTTTCTGAAATCGAGTCGCGCCGCCCCGGAATCCATCCCAGCGGCCACCCGCACCACTTCGGTAGAACTCGGGCGACTTCTCAAGGCCGAGGCTTCCGGCCTTCTGGTAAACGCTCCGTGGCGAGCGGCCCATGAGAACCGCGATGTCGTCACACCGATAGTTCGGATAGAGCCGGGTCAGCTCCGCGATATCGTCGCGTGTCCAGAACTCACGAGCCATAGCGCGCCTCCAGCCTCTTGATCTTCTTGCGCAGGATCCGCGCCAGGCGGGCCAGGTATTCGTCCGTGTACTCGCGGCTGCGTGGGTGGGACTTCAGCCAGTCGACCCGCTCGTCGCCGTACTTCTGCCGGAGCCGGGTTTCGTAGGGGCCGATGTTCCCGGCCATGAAGTAGTTGCACTGGTCGCAGGCCTTGTTGATGTTCCAGAGGTTGAACTGCAGGGCCGAATTGCTGCCCACGCTCTTGAAGTGGGAGCCGTGCCACTTCCCGCCGGTCCAGTGCGCCGGCTTGTCGCAGCTTATGCAGCCCAGGTCGCGGTCGCGCAGGACGGCGTAGCGCTGGGCCAGCTTTCGGACCGGCTCGGCCTTCTGTGCGACGGTTTTCATGGCCGCCTTGCGCTCGCGGATCTGCTTGGCGTCCAGGCGCTTGCGCTCCGAGGCGGTGAAGATCGTTGCGCAATCCGGGCCACAGACCTTCGCCCAGGCCGAGCGCGGAGTGAATTTCTCACGGCAGACAGCGCATTTCTTGGTTCGCGCAGGCTTCAGCCAGGAGGTACGGGTCAGTGGTGCGTTCATTCCTTGGTTCCTTCCATTCCCATCGCCTCGCGGGCGAACTTGACCTGAACCGACAGCAGGCCGGTATCGCCGTGCTGTTCGCGCCAGAGAATCCGTTTTGCCCATGCCTTGTGGTCGAAGCCGGCCGAGGTGTTGAACGGATACCGAGAGGCGGCCTGTTCGCGCAGATGGGTCATGCCGGGCCTCCGAGTCGAAGGTCAGCCAGCAGCGACTTAAGCCGCTGGACGTTCTCGGGCTTCGGGGCTGCCAGGAGGGGATGCTTGGTGGCGCCGCACATCGTCACGATGTCGCGCGCGTACTCGGGCAGCGCCTCGACTGCCCCCTCCAGGGTGATCTGGCCCTTCTGGACCGCATTGCCAAGCATGGTCACACGCCCCAGGGCATCAGCTCCGAACGACGGGAAGAACCGCGGCGAGCGCCCCTCAATCTTCGCCTTCTCGACGAGTCGGTTGTACGCGTCCTTGAACGCCATCCGGGCGGCCAACTTGTCGCCGCCGGCCAACAGGGGCGATGCCGCCGCCATGGCCTGAGCGATTTCGTCGGTCAGCATCGCGGAGTCCTGTTCCGACTTCGGCATCAGGGCCCATGCTTCATCCGCCCCGATCCACTGGCCGTCCATCTGCGCCGCGCAAGCCTTCACGATGTCGGCAAGCTGCGGCTTGAAGTGGCTCGTCTTGAGATGCTGGGCCGCTGCTGCACGCACTGCACCGTCAGGGAAGCCCCTCAGCGCCTCCCACCACATTTCCAGGCGCGGGCCCTCGACCGGTTTCATGTCGTCGTACTCGGCGCGCAGCAGTGCGATCGCCTCGACCATCTCTCGCTTCGTCGTCATGGCTTCTCCATCCATTCCTGCAAAACGTCGACCTGCCGGCGCAAGCCAGGATCCGCGATGCCAACCGGGCCAGCCAGCTTGATGAATTTGTCAACATGGGTTCCGTCTCGACAGATCAGCTCGATGTCGTCGTAGACCGTGCGCTGCTCGTTCTGGCCCATGTGGTGCGGGGACCGCTTGCAGCCGTCGATCGCCTGGCACAGCTCCCCGACCGTGTAGCCGTCAGAGAGGCGCTTGCCGATGGCCTTGGCGCGCTTGTCGTCCAGCTTGGCGTGGGGGTGACTCATGACCTCCTGCCAGTAGGCGAACACGCTTCGGACATCCTCGCTGCCCCGGGGTTGAGCACGACGTTCCGCAGGAGGTGAGGCGACCACGATGGCGGCGCAGCCGGCAGGAGCGGAAGCGACATGGGTTTGATCCTGCTTCTGTTCCTGTTCTTTCTCCTGTTCTTGTTCTTGGCTTCGAAGGGGCTTCGAAGGGGCTTCGAAGGCCTTAGATTCGCCACGCTTTTCCGTCATGCAGAAGGCTTTCGCGTACATGTCGTAAAACGCGCCGAGATACGGGTTCTCAGGGAGAGATTCGTACTCGTTCTGCACGCCCTTGATGCGCAGATCCTTGCCGTGCAACTCGTCGCCAACCTGGAAGCGCGCCATCTCGACGACCCAGACCACTTCGCTGTCCTCGTCGTAGTGGCAAAAGCCCGCATCGATGCAGCCTTGAAGCCCCTTCAAAGCCCCTTCCATGCCCAAACCGGTCTCATGCCCGATGAAAGCTTGCGGTACGTAGTACAGGCCGAGCATGTTGGCGTGCGGGCTGGTCAGGAGGTACAGGCCGACCATCTGGGCTTCGAAGCCATGCTTGCGCAGAGCCTTGCCGGTCTTCCCGATCCAGAACTGCGGGCTGACTTTGGAGTAATCACGCATGAGCGCCCCTCCACGTCTCAACATCTTTGGCGCCCTTGGAGCGGTTGCATTGAATGCATGCGAGTACGATGTTCGAGCTAGAGGCAGCCCCGCCATTGATCTCAGCAACCAGGTGGTCCATTTCAAGACCCTCAAATGCAACCCACCCCGGGCCGCGGTCGCTTGGCTGAACGATCCAGGACACACGGCCTACAAACTCACAGTATTCGCACTTAACATCAACCGACTGCCCAGGTGTGCAGCCATGCCGAGTGGCGAGCTCGCGACGAACTGCAGCCGGAATCGCCTTTTTGATAAAGTGGCCGCGCTCATTGCGCGGTTTCATGCTACGGATGCGCGCCATTACGCTGCCTCTTGAAGTTCTTGCTTCGTACGCTCCAGCAGCTCCAGCTCGCTGATGCCGTACAGGTTGGTGAATTCGTCTCGGCCCATGCCGTGGACGCCGTGTTGGCCGTCTCGATGGTGGAAAGCGCAGAGAGGAATGGTGTCGAAGTGCGACGAGCGGCCCCAGCCGTGCTTGGTGCGCACGTGGTGGACTTCAGCGCTCGTTTCGCCCCAGCCCAGGTGCACGCACAGGCAGCAAGGCATGGCGGCTACACGGGCAAGGTGGCGCTTTTCAGCGGCGGTGGAGGTGCGTTTCATGCGAGCTTTAGCCCCTCGTACGGGAGCCAAGTCATTACCTGCGCACCGCGACGGACCACAGGATTGCCGTTCTCATCAACCTTCGGCCCGCGCACCATTACGCGAGCAAGGCGAACTTCCTCGGGGCTAACCGAGAACCAGTCTCGGCAGAACTGCGGAGCATCGAATTCGGGGCTGATCTTGACCGGCTTCTCGGCCTTCTCGAACACCTCCAGCGCCTGCTCGTCGCGGCGCGCAGCCCATTCAGCCGGCGACAGCTCGCGGCCGAGCTTGGGATCGCGGGTTGGCAGCTTCTTCCCAACGCGGTCCTTGCACAGCGACTTGCTGACGCCGAAAACGCAAAATGCACCCATGATTGCCTCCTGTGAAAGTGGTTAAGAAATCAGGCCGCCACCAACGCAACAACACAGCCGCTCAGATGGCCCTTGCCCTGCTCTACCTTGCAGGCGGTGCAGACAGGAGCGGACTGCTTAGGGGCGCCGAACAGAGCTGCGACCAGGGGATCGCGCTTGCCGACTGCCGGGAATTCCTTGCGCACGATGACGCGGCGTTCTCCGCAGACCACAGGACGGCCAGTAGCACGAGTCTTTGGCTTGGCGGGGGTGCCGGGAGGCGCGACCTTCCAAAGGCTCTTGACCTTCCTTGCGCTGATCGGGATCAGGTCGCGGGCGACCAGGCCGTCACGCTCCATGAAGACGAGGTTGTTACCGATGACGTTCGGGCGAATGCCAGACTTCTTCGCGATCTCTGCGCTGAGCCTTACGCCGGCTGCGAGCCAGCGAAGGATGACTTGGCGGACCGGATCGGGCTCGGCGGCGTGCTGGGCGATGGTGTTCATTTCTCGGCCATCCCATTGACGCGAGCGAGCAGCTCCATGATCGGGCGCACAGCGGTGAAGGCTGCGGTCTCGATAGAATGGGCCTCGCGGGGCTCGATACGGCCATCAGCGACAGCCTCGTGGACTTGACGGCCCAGCTCGCCGAGCTTCGCCCAGATGTTGGTGACCGTGTCCAGCAGGGCCACATCGGAGGCGATCGGCTGGTCGAGCTTGGTGCAGACGAAGCCGTGTTCGCGGGCCAGGGCGTGGAGGACGGTGTAGTCGCCGGTCAGCTCCATCACGCGGCCGATGTCGTCGATCGTGACCACGTTGCCGGTGCTGTTCGGGTTTGCCTTGTTCCGCAGGATGGTCGGGGACATGTTCAGTCGCACAGCCAGTGCAGCGCAGCCGCCAGGAGCGGAGTGAACGGTCTGGTGGAATGCGTCTTTAGCGTTCATGCTGAGTTACCTTCAAAGAATGATGTTTTGAAACCTTGGCTGTACGACAATGCTGCTCATGGATACTTCGCTAATCTTTCACTTGGTCGGTTCTGCGGCGCTTTGGCTGGCCCCGGCAGTGCCGCTCATGCAGCTCCGTTATCGCAGCCAGGGTGTCACTCAGACACTTCGGCTGTCCCTTGAGGATGCGGTTGACGGTAGGCTGAGAGGTCTTGAGTTCCACCGCGAGCCGGTTCTGGCTCCAACCTGTCGCCTGCTGAATTTCCCTGAGAAGGGTCGAAGGGTCTTTGTCCATACCCACAGCATATACGCGAATGAATAGGAAAGCAATCCACAAATGAATAGCTTGTTGCCGATTGCCTATACGCCCGCGTATATTCCGCGCATGACGATCGCGAACCGACTAGACCAAGCTATGCAAGCTGCGGGTTTCCCCTCGCAGAGCGCTTTGGCGCGCGCGTCAGAGGTGCCGCAGCCGACGATCAACCGTATCCTCAAGAACGCCGGGAAGAAGGGGCCAGAGGCCCACACCATCAAGCTGCTTGCCGAGGCCTGCAATGTGAACTTCACATGGCTCTACGAGGGCACAGGCCCGATGAAGCGCGGCGAGCAAGAAGCCCAGGCAGAGGGCGAAGTCATCAAGGTTTCCATTCCCGAAGACGACGAGGGGGAGTTTGTGGGCGTTCGCATGGTCACCCGATTCATTCACGCCGGGGTCCCCGGCCAAGATGGCGATGTCGAGTATGAAGACGAGGTCCGACTGAGCCTTCGCCGGGCCTGGATCGTTGAGAAGAAGCTGACGCCTACCGCTCTCGTAGCCATCCGCGTTACCGGCGACAGCATGGTGCCCACACTCCGCAAGGGGAACATCGTCATCGTAGACACAGCCGAGCGCGATAAAAGCCGGCTCGTAGACGGGAAGCTGTACGCCGTAAACCATCAGGGTAAGCCGGTCGTAAAGCGCATGGAGAACCAGGGCGGGCGCTGGTATCTGACCTCGGATAATCCCGACAAGGAGTACGGCCCGCGCCCGGTCGACGAGACGACCGAGATCATCGGCCGGGTCGTCAGGATGGAAGCGGACTTTATCTGATGAAGATCCAGGTTGCAGAGGTCACTCCCTACGGGGCTCCGATCCTAGTCGCAATCGTCCCTCCCGAGTACACCAACCCTTCATATGCCAGCAGCATAGTGCCGACGATCCAGCGGCACTACCCGACGCATCCCATTATGCTTGTCGCCGTTGACTCCAACGGCTTCCGCGCTTACGCAGCCTTCGAGACGCACCTCCTTCTTGCGTTGATCCAACTGGAGCTGCTGGAGCTGCGCGACCTTGACCTGACCTCGCCGCCGCCTGAGAGCGACGACCTTCCCTTCTAGGAGAAAGCATGGTTCGCCGAGTACTAACAGCCTTGACTCTTGTGGCGGCCGTAGCTACGGCGGTCGGCTTGTGGAAGTACCCTGAATGGGTTGCGATACCGACTGCGCGAGCGCCCCTGGTTGATCTACTCAAGGATCCGTCCAGCGCTCAGTTCAGAAACGAGCGCATCGGCAAAACCGGCGCCCTCTGCGGCGAGGTGAATGCAAAGAACAGCATGGGCGGATACATCGGATTCCGGAAATATGTCTCTCTCGGGCCGGACGCCAATTACATCGAGACGGACGGCAAGCTGGACAAGTTCAGTACGCAGGACGTGATCGAGCAGCTCGAGATGAAGACTGAGCTACTCAAGCAATACAACCGATGGCGCGCAGAGGGTATCGATGTCCCAAAGTACACTGAAGATGAACTGGATGATAGGGTCAGGGAGAAGACCTTCATCCTGAAGTGGGGAGAGCATTGTGAAAACGCATTAGGCAATCAAGGGGGCGCATCTTGAAACGAGACATGGACCTTGCACGGGCCATCCTTCTTGACCTTGAGGCGAACGACATCCATCGATACAAGCAAATGGAGCTGGATGGCTATTCGCCCGCAGAAATTGGCTACCACTGCTATCTACTCAGCCAGGCAAGGTTAATTGTAGCGAGCGATGCAACTAGCTCTGATAACATTTTGCCCTTCTACATTCCTTCGCACCTAACATGGGAAGGTCACGAGTTCCTGAACGGCATCAAAGCCCCATCTGATTGGGAGCGAATTAAGAAGTCGGTTATTCAGCCAGCGGGCGGGTTTGTCTTCTCGTTCGCCAAAGAGTACATTATGCACGAGCTCAAGGTACGTACAGGTATCTCCTGAGCGCCTGAGCGCAGTTGAAGTAACATGCGGCCCCGTGCTCGACGAGCCTCTTACCCATCAGATCCTCCGTTCGTTCCGAGCATAGGAGCTGACTGCGAGCGCTCTGCTCCCAGTCCAAGATAAGCTTCATCAACGCTGCCCGGCTGGGCACACCATCCATATTTTCCATTCTGCCTCCCTGTAGTAGCGCTGCCACTATTTTCGCACAAATCTATTCATTCTCGTATTGCTTTATCTATCCGTTCGTGTATAGTTAAGTCATCGCCTCACCACTCCAGCAGGAGCAGCAAATGTCCGACCGATTCTTTCTTTTCGTCATCTTCATCTGGCTACCATTGGTGAACATCGGCGGAACAGCGTTGCTCCCCGAGTTCTGGGACGCCTACATGGCGATGAGCATTCCTAGCAAGATCGGTCTTTTTTACCTGTACGTGATCACGAACTTTGCCCCGGTGATCTGGAGCGTGTTTCGCAGGTAGGACCGAGGAGCAGCAAATGTCCCGCCAGTTCGACGACGAAGACCGCGACGAAGCATTCATGCGGTTGCGGCGCGAGCGGTTCCATTGGCTGCTTGACGGGGTGAGGAAACAGGAAGCGGAGCCGTGCAAGTGGGTGCGCGACTGCTTTGGGGATGAGCTGACGAACGACGAGAAGGTCGACCGGCTCATGTACCTGGCGGTGACGGACCCGGCCGAAGCGGGCCTGATGCTGGAGCGGATGTTGTCAGAGCTGATGCTGAGGGATGCGGAGGAGCACGCGGAGGCGGCGCTGGCGAAGTGCGGCAGGAAATGACCAACAAGAGGACAGGATGAGCAAATACGACGAATACGACCAGATGCTGATCGCCAAGATCAAGGCCGGCAAGGACACCGTTACCCCGCTGGAGCATGACCCCGATCTCCGCCAGCTCGCTGAGCCCCATCGGTCAACCGGCCATTTCGACAAGACGCCCTACTTCCGAGTTGTCGATAAGCGCCTTCAAGCGCTGCGGAAGCAAGGGGCGATTGGCTACGAGAACAAGCGCTGGGTTGTGAAACAGCCCTGACAGGAAATGCAGCGCTACTACGTGACCATCGACTACAAGTACGGCCCGAGCTACGGCTGCTGGCAAGTAGCTCCAGACGAGGACACGGCAAAGCGCCTGGCGCAGTACGAAGCGGCCCTGAACGGGTTTCTGGACGAAGTGAAGAACGTAACCGCGCGACCTGAGCGCGAATGATTAGGGGGATGGGGTGGAACTGCTTGAAAAGGTCGAAAGTGCAGTAGCGGAGTACCAGCCGTTTTACGCCCAGCTCGCCGAGTTGGAGCAGAAGAACGCGACGCTGGTGTTCGATTACGAGTCGCCGAAGGGCAACAAGGAGGCTCGCAGCCACATTAATACCCTGCGCCTGACCAAGGGCGCGCTGGAGCGTACGCGGAAGGCCGCCAAAGAAGAGTCGTTGCGCGTTGGTCGCGCCATTGATGCCGAGGCCAGGGAAATCAGCGCCCGCATTGAGGCAATGATCGCGGTCCACCAGGAGGTAGTTGATGCCATCGAGCAGCGCGAGAAGCAGCGCGTTGCCGACTTGATGGAGCGGTTGGCGAACCTGCGCAACACTGGCGCCGCCGCAACCACAGCCGCGGCTCTAGCCGAAGCCATCGCACAGTTGGAGCCGCTGGTCATTGGTGAGGACTGGCAGGAGGTGAAAGCTCAGGCGCTGGAGGTGAAGGACGACCTGCTGCGCCAACTTCGCCAGCGCCATGCCGAGTATGTCGAGGGCGAGGCGCGTGAGGCGGAACTGGCCCGCCTGCGGGCAGAGGCCGCCGAGCGCGAACGCCAGGAGCGCGAAGCCGCACTGGTGCGCGCCGCAGAGGAGAAAGCCCGCGCTGAGGCCGCTCGGGCAGCGCAGGAAGCAGAAGCCCGCGCCGCCGCAGAGCGTGAAGCCGCCGCCCGCCGCGAACTGGAACTGAGACTGCAGGCGGAGACCGCCGAACGTCGTCGCGTCGAGGCAGAGCAACGTGCTGAGCAGGAGCGCATCGATGCTATCGCCCGTGCAGAGCGCGAAGCCAAAGAGGCGGCCGATCGAGCCGAGCGGCAAGCCGCCGAGGCCGTGCGCCGCGAGCAGGAGCGAGTCGCGGCAGAGCAAGCGGCCATCGCTGCCGAGCAAGCGCGGCGCGAGCAAGACAAGAAGCACAAGGCTAGCGTCAACCGCGCTGCTCTGGCTGCGCTTGTAGCTGGCGGGCTTTCGGAAGAGTGCGCCAAGCAGTGCATCACCCTGATCGCATCAGGCAAGGTCCCGGCCGTGTCGATTGTGTACTAGGAGGGCGCATGACCTACCGCATCACCGCCAAATACCCGACTGGCTGCGCAAGTTACACCGCCATTGGCGACCGAGATTCGCTGATGGATGCCCTGTACGACAACGGCGCGCTGAGCGTCACCATCATCAAAGATTAAGCCCCATGAGCGAACACGAAGTCATCAACGCATCCCGCGCCGCCCATCCTTCGCCAGAAGGTGGAGCAGCAGAGCCAGCCGAACCGAAGAACGGCGAGGAAGGATATGTGTGCCTCGCTGGTCAGGCGCAGGCGCGCGCCGCCCTTCAGCAACGGCAAGCACCCGCACAAGCCGACGAGCGATCGAACTTTGAGGCGTGGATCAAGTCACGTCCTGGCCACCCTTTTGCGGGAGCCTTCGTTAATTTGATGTGGGCGGCATGGCAAGCACGCGCTGCCCTGGCACCGACAGATGACTGCCGCGCCTGCAAAGGTACTGGCGTGGTAGATGACGGCGAGATCGATAGCTACGCGGACGGCACGCCGTACATGAACGGCCCCATCAAGTGCGTCAAGGATTGCCCAGCTTGCAGCGGCACTGGTCGCGCCGCCCCGGCACCGAGCACCGAGCCAGTGCACCCAAATTGCTCGACCACGCTTGGCCCCTTGGGGTGCAACCGCGTTCGTTGCAACCTGGGTAAGAAATGTATTGCGGCGATTGAAGCCAGCGCAGCAGCTACCGATAAGCCAGCACAACAGGAGAAACAGCAATGATTTGCCCGACGTTAAAAGAATCGACGAAGACCGAGCAGTTGTCTCCAGCTCTGACGCTGCCGCTGGCGATCTTGAATCTGCCATGCAAGCCAAGCGCAGTGTGGGGCGACCTTGCTTTGCATGGGTACAAGCAAGGCCACCACGATGCGCGACTCGCGGCCTCGGACTTGGTGCTTGAGCGTGCCGACGAACTGGTCGCACTCGCCGCGCTTGCCGCGCCGCCTGCAAAACCACTAACGTATCTTCGCTGGCGAGCTTGTGAGGTAAACGAAGGCCACGGCAATGTCGGCCTTAAGGAATGGTTCGAGGAATGCAGGCCCGATCAAGTTGGCGACGATGCAAGCCCTGCATTCCCGGTATATCAATCGCCTGTGACGCACGGAGCGCAAGCACAAGTGTTCTTCAGCGGTGAATGGAAGCCTGCATCCGCAGAAGCCTTCTACTGCACCAGCGAGAAGAACCGCCGCGTAGTGGACCGTGCCGCACCTAAGACGGACCAGCATGAAGATGACATCGCAGTGCAGTTCTTCGCAACCGCTATGAAGGCGAAGATCGGGGAAGTCCGCGCGCTGCTGGAAGAAACTCACGGGTTCGCTTCGACCAGTAAGCGCAGCCAAGAGAACATCAATGCCGCGCTCGACTTGCTGGATGAGATTGCAGCCGCCCCTGTCGGGCTGACCGATGCCGCCCGCGATGTGCTGGCCGAGCGCCGCCGCCAGGTCGAGGCGGAAGGCTGGACGCCCGAGCATGATGACCAATACACCGGTTGCGAACTGGCCCGCGCAGCAGCAACCTACGCAACCTGCTCGCACATGGAGCAACTGATGCTGTGCGGGCAACCGGTATGGCCTTGGCATCCCGACTGGTGGAAGCGCAGCAGCTACCGCCGCGATCTGGAGAAAGCAGGGGCGCTTATCTTGGCCGAAATCGAGCGCCTGGACCGCCTCGCCCTCACCCAACCCAAGGAGTAAGCCATGAGCGAACACGAACTGAAGTCGATCAAGGTCTGGACCGGCGTAACTGTGCTTTACGTGCTGGGACTGGTCGCTGTGATTCTGACGGGGATGCCGGGATGAGCAAGAAATTTTCCGAGTGGTTCAGCGGATGGAGCAAGCCGAAGCTCCCGGGCGTATATGAGACTGATGCGTTCGGAGTACGCGGTTATCAGCATTGGAACGGGAAAAAGTGGGGGCTATGCGCTGCTCGCCCCTACGAAGCCCTGGGTGCTGATCAAGGCGAATCATTCATCCAGAAGCCCAATTGGCGCGGGCTCGCGTCGGATCCAAACCAGCAGGCCGGCAAATGATCCGCCGCATCGGAGCAGCCCTCGTATTCGTAGCCGCCTTCCTGATGCTCCATGCGACCGTGCAGGAGCTGGATGAGCGGGCCCTGGAAGTACGCATGGTACGGGAGTAGCGATGTCTGACCCGCCCAAGGATGCGATTACGAGGCACATGGAAATGGAGGCGCGCCGCCGAGCCTTACCGGCGAAGAGATTCCCTCCCGCTCCGCGAACGCCTTACGCCGGTACCTGGGCGCCGAAGTTGACCGAGCAAGAGCAAGCCGAACTAGATCAGTACATCAGAGACAACAACCTACCCTTTTAAACCAGAGAACACCATGAGCATCGCAACCCTCATCATCGGCGAATCGGGAACTGGCAAGTCGACCAGCCTGCGCAACCTCAACCCGGAGCAGACCCTGCTCATCCAGGCAGTGAAGAAGCCGCTGCCCTTCCGCTCGACCAACTGGAAGCCGGCCGTCAAAGGTGAAGGCGGCAGCGTGTTCGTCAGCGATGACAGCCCCAAGATCGTCGCCGCTATGGCGCGCACCGACAAGTCGATCATTGTCGTTGACGACTTCCAGTACGTCCTGGCAAACGAATTCATGCGCCGCGTGACCGATCATGAAGTCGGAAACGGCGCATTCGCCAAGTACAACGAGATCGCCCGCAGCGCCTGGGACATCTTCATGCAGGCATCGGCGCTAGCAGACCACAAGCGCGTGTACATCCTGAGCCATACCGCGACCGATGACTTCGGCAAGACCAAGATCAAGACCATCGGCAAGCTGCTGGACGAGAAGATTGTTCTGGAGGGGCTGGTGACGATCGTGCTGCGCACTCTCAAGGTCAATGACGCCTACGTATTCTCGACACAGAACAGCGGCAGCGACACCACCAAGTCGCCGCTCGGCCTGTTTCCCGATTCCCACATCGACAACGATCTCGCTGCGGTTGATGCCGCCGTGTGCGAGTACTACGGCATCACTCAACCCCAAGCGAACTAAGGACACCATGTACACCCTCGATCCCAACCTGGCAAAGCAGGCCGATACCGTCGGCGGCTACATCAACGAGACCGGCAAGTACGTCGGCACCTTCACCCGCGCCGAGAAGCTGATCAGCCGCGAGAAGCAGACGCATGGCATCGGCTTCACCTTCAAGGACGAAGGCGGTCGCGAAACCCGCTTCGACATCTGGACGATGAAGGCCAACAACGAGCCGCTGTCCGGACTCAAGCAAGTCAACGCGATCATGGCGTGTCTCCAGCTCCGCAACCTGACCGAGACCATGCAACAAGTGAAGAAGTGGGACAACGGCCAGGAAGTGACCGTGCAGGCGCCCTGCTTCACCGACCTCCAGGGCAAGCGCATCGGTCTGCTGCTGCGCGCTGAGGAGTACGAGAAGATGAACAACGGGCAACCGACAGGTCAAACCGGCTGGCGCATGGGCCTGTTCGCGATCTTCCAGGCGGATACCGAACTGATGGCCTCCGAGATCATGGCACGCAAGACCCAGCCCGAGCAACTGGCGAAGGTCACCGGCCAACTGGCGGACAAGCCGTTGAACCGGCGCGGCGCGGCTCCTGCCCGCGCGCCCGCGGCGACCGCCGATATGGACGACGACATCCCCTTCTGACCTGAGAGCGGGCTTCGGCCCGCCTGACGAACATGATCGACCTGACCAAATTCGATAACGAAACGCTGATGGCTCGCGGCGCTTACTCAACCGTCCGTGCCGAGCACGAAGACGAGAAGAAGCGCATGCAGATTCTGACCGGTGAGATGTCCTCAGTGACCTCGCAAGTGCTGCGCCAGGTACAGCCGGACGGTGACGCGGTGCCGGAAGGGGTCGGCGATCTGCTCGCCAAGGGGCGCGGCATTCTCGATGCGATGGAAGTTTGCGCCCAGCGAATAATCGGCCTCGCTAAACAGAAGGCCGCACTCAAGCCGCAGGCATGGGGACGCAAATGAAAGAGATCGTCCTGATGAAGGGCCCGAGTAACACGCTGATTCCCTGCGATCCCCAGGCGGCCGAGTACATCGCCAAGCTCAAGATGGGCGCCGGCATTAAGGCCCAGGTGACGCAGCAGAGGAACCCGGCGCACCACCGCAAGTTCATGGCCCTGCTGAATCTGGCCTTCGACGCGTGGGAGCCGGGCGAGCTGCAGTACAAGGGCGAGACGGTCCAGAAGAACTTCGACCAGTTCCGGAAGGACATCACCATTCTGGCCGGCCACTTTGAAACCGTGGTCAACCTCAAGGGCGAGATTCGGGTCGTAGCGAAGTCGATCAGCTTCGCAAGCATGGCGCAAGACGAGTTTGACCAGCTTTACAACAGTGCAGCGAACGTCATCCTGGCGCGCATCCTCAAGACCTACAGCCGCGATGACCTGGACAACGTCATCAACCAAATCTTGGGGTTCTTATGAACTACGACGAAACGCGCAGCAAGTTCGCCTCAGACGAAGAAATGGCCCGCGCGCTGTGCGGGACTGTGACGCAGCTGGAGCACGAGGTGGAGGTCATGGGGCGGATCGCCGACCTCGCCCAAGCGCTGCGCCAGAAGGCAGAAGCGAAAGTATTCCTCTTCCTGAACCCGATTCCAAAACAATACAAGGAGCACGCATGAGCAACGAACAAGGCCGCCGGATCGACGACAAGCGCTCGCAGGAGGCGGTTGACTGGAGCGAGGTGCGCGAGGTTCTGTCGTACCATCCCATGCCTGCACAGGCAGCGGCCACCGAGCAGGCGACCATCGACACGCCAGAGTTTCAAGAACTGTTGGATGAGTTTGCATACCGAGCATCCGAGCGGCGCGCAATGGGCGGCGACTTCGGCTCGGCAGAGGCGGAAGAGAAGGCAGAATCCGCGCTCGTCGCCTACATCAACAGCGTGAAACTCACCCCTCTCGCCACCCCAGCAGATGCAGGGGCAGGACAGCCCAACGAATGTACGGTGCCGCCCGAGGGCTGGGATTGCACCCGCACGGCAGGGCATGAGGGGCCGTGCGCCGCCGTGCCGGTCAATGAGGATGGCTACACCGAGAAGGAAGAGGCGATCTACCAGCGCGGGCTGGAAGACGGCAAGGCAGTCGCGCGCGGCATGGAACGATACCGGCAAGGCATCGCCCGCCTGTCCACTCCTGCCGCACCAGTGACCGCTGCTGAGTTGCCTGCGCCTGATGGTTGGATCGCCACGGCAGTAATAGGTAGCGAGCTAACATCGGTCGCCTTCCGCACCGAGGCGACTGCACACAAAAGCTGCGTAACTGGCGCGCCGTTCCCGTTCTGGAAGTCAGCTCCCGCACCAGTGACGGCAGATGCAGGGGCAGCGGCCCCTGTCTCTCGGGATGCGGTGCTGGAAGAAGCGGCCCTGATTGCGTTGGAGCACAGCTATGGCCCATGCGGTGAGCACGATTACTCCTACGACGATGCCTCTGCAAAGGCGGATGCTCGTGCCGATGACATCGCCGCCGCTATCCGGTATCGCAAGTCCCAGCCTGTCGCGGCAGCGGCTGGAGAAGATGCGCGAGACGCGGCACTGAAGGCTGCGCGCGAATGGATTGTCAACGCTCGCCCGGCTCTGACCATTGCTCGCCAAGCGACGGTGGATGCTTACCTGGGTGTGCTGGCAAAGATCGACGCAGCCATGTCTCCGCCGTCCCCGGTGGGGAGCGCAAAGCAGGGAGGGAGCGATGCCTGACGCCGACCAGTTCTACCTGCAAGACAGCCGCAGCTATGTCGGCAACGACGTGCTGTGGTGGGCGAAAGAGGGCAAGGGTTACACCACCGATCTGAGCAAGGCCGAGGTGTACAGCCGTGACGACGCGCTGGCGCAGCACAACCGCCGGCTGACGGACATCCCCTGGCCGAAGGAATACATCGACGCGCGCACCCGGCCGGCCGTGGACATGCAGTACGTCAAGCGCAACGAGGCCCTGGCCGGCACCGGGATCACGCTGCGCGAACCGCCGCGCAAGCTGCCCGACACGATCAACTGCGTAGGCTGCGGCCGCTTCATCGGCGGCGTGCAGCGATACCTCGATAACTGCCCGCACTGCGGCGCCGATAACAGACCATAAGGAGCAGACGCTGTGACCACTACCGCATCCCATCAAACCGCCGAGCTGGACAAGCTGGAAGCGCTGGCGAAAGCCGCCGCAAACGACCAGCAGAGCAGCACGGATTACACGCTCGCGGGGCTTGAGTTCGAGCAGGCAGTACGCCGCGTCAAGCCGTCCTTGTTCCTCGCCCTGATCGCCCAGGCCCGCGCCACCGGCACACAAGGAGCGAGCATCGACACGCCCGAGTTCCAAAAGCTGCTTGCCGAGCACATTGACTGGCAGAGTGAAGGCACGCGTCGTTCGCTGGTTGCCCACATCAACGCCCATGTGCGCGCCCAGCTTGCGCTCCAGCGTAAGGGCGAGCCTGCTGGAAAACACCCGCTCAGCGACGAAACTGGTGCATGGGGCCTCTTCGCAGAAAGCGTGCTGGAGCGTGCCGCGCCTCAAGCATCGCGGGAGGTGCCGGAAGTTGGCATCACGGAGGACGAAATTCTGAGCACGATTTTCATGTTCAGGCGCGCAGGCGAGGGGACGCCTTTCGGTGCTGAAACTGCGCAGCGCTGCGCTCGTGTGATCTTCGGGAAAATCCGGCGTTGCGCCGCCCCTTCCCCAGCATCAGCGGAGGATGGGGAGAAGCGGGAACTGCCGCAGGGCTGGCAATGGGTAGCGGTGAATGCTGAGTTCGATAGCCTCATGTACTGGATGGACAGGGCGCACGGGAATCAGAACCTGCCATCTGATGTGAGCGAGTCGTGGGATAAGTTCGAGTACCGCGACGCCGCCAAGCTCGACGGCTCCCAGAAGGCCGGAGGTGCAGCGTGAGCGACCGTGAACTGCTGGAGCTGGCGGCAAGGGCGGCTGGCTTGCGCGTGGCCTACTGGCACGACGATTGGGCAGAGCGTGACTCCGAATACCGTTACGGCACGGCCATCGTGGAAGGTAGCGATGGCAAGCGGCAGCAGCACTGGAACCCGCTGGCCGACGACGGTGATGCGCTACGGCTGGCCGTGAAAATCGAACTGCAGCTCCGACTGCGCCATAGCGAAAACGAGGTTTCAGTCTATGGATCGCCAGAAGGACGGATCGACGAAGGCGTGCGCGGCGACCCTGATGCCGCCACCCGTCGCGCCATCGTCCGCGCCGCCGCCGAGATTGGTAAAGCAATGCCTGCATGACCGCCCTTCTCCCCCTACTGCTATTTGCCGCGCTGGTGACGATGCTCCCAGCGCGCGAGGAAACCGACGAGGAATATCAGGAAAGACTATGGACAATGTGAAACTTGAACCGTGCCCGTTTTGCGGCGGCAAGGCGCGCATCGAAAGCAACCGCGACTGGCACCGCCTCTACGCAGACCACGACGACGATTGCGTGTTCGATGGTGAAGACCACGCGCTGATGTACCCGGCTCAGCCTGGCTACCTCAAGGAGATTGCCGAGGTATGGAACCGCCGCGCCACCCCGCCATCGCCCAGCACCGCCAGCGAGGTTGACGGGCGCGCTGGCTTCCTCAAATGGCACCGCGAGAATTTCGGCTTTGCCTTCAACGACGATAGATCGTTCAACGATGGTGGCATGCAGGCTATTCGCTGGGAGGCATGGAACGAAGGAAGCCGCGCTGCTCTCGCATCCAATCCCGCCACTACGACAGAGGGATGGCAACTGGTGCCGGTCGAGCCGACGCACGAGATGGTAATGGCAGGAGCCGAGCATACCAACCCCAACACCGAAGAATACGAAGACGAGAAGAAAAGGCTGTTCGTCTCCATCGGTCGCGCCTGCATTGCCTACGCTGCCATGATCGCCGCAGCGCCCAAGTTCACCCCGGACCGCGCAGCCAAGCCGGCAGACAGCGAGGCGAAGGCCTAGCCCAGCATCACGAGGAATAAAAGGTAAGGAAAGCGAGGGACGTACAATGTTCTTGAGCGAAGAAGAAATCAGGGAAATGACCCAGCGGATCAAGCGAAGCGCGCAAGCCAAGATGCTGCGCTCGCTGGGCATCGTGTTCAAGATCAGGGCTGACGGGTCGCTGCTCGTCCTGCGATCGCACGTTGAAAAGGAAATGGGGGATGCCCCGGCCGGCAAGGCGAAGCAGAAGGACTACCAGCCCAACTGGAGCGGCATCCATGCCTAGGAAGCGCAACAAGGAAAACATCGGGCTACCGGCGAGGTGGAAGATTGAGCATGGGGCGGTCTACTACCAAGTGCCGCCTGAGCTCAAGGATAGGTGGGATGGGAAATCGAAGTTCCGGCTTGGCTCGACCCTGCCGGAGGCGTACAAGGAGTGGGCCCGGCGCCTGGAGTCTGTCGACGCGGCCAAGACCATCGGCGCCCTTCTTGACCGTTACGCGCTGGAGGTAGTCCCGACCAAGGCGGCACGAACCCAGGTTGAGAATCAGCGGGCAATACGCAACCTCCGGGCCGTGTTCGGCGACGCCCCGCTGACCTGGCTGCGCCCGCAGCATGTCTACCAGTACGCTGACAAGAGGAAAGACTCGCCAGTAGCTGCTAACCGTGCGATCGACGTTCTTTCGCACGCCTACACGATGGCCGTAAAGTGGGGCTACATCGACCGGCACCCATTCAAGGGCGAGGTTCGGCTGGAGGGCGAGAAGCCCAGGGATCGCTATATCGAGGACTGGGAGCTGGTGGAATGTCTCTCGCTGGAGAGCAAGCACACCAAGGGCAGCGTCCTCGTCCTTCAGGCGTACATCCGCCTGAAGCTGCTGACCGGCCTGCGCCGCGGCGACCTTCTCAGGCTGACGACGGCCGACCTGAAGGACGACGGCATCCATGTTACGCCGCACAAGACCCAAGGTAGCAGCGGCAAGCGCCTCATCATCGAATGGTCGCCAGAACTTCGCGACGCCATCGCCGCCGCCAAGGCAGTCCGACCAGTCGACATCGCCCCCTGGATCTTCTGCACCCGCAAGGGCGAAGGCTACTTCAACGAGGAGAAAGGGACGGCCAGCGGCTGGGACTCAATGTGGCAGCGCTTCATGGAGCGCGTGCTGAAGGAGACGAAAGTCAAGGAACGGTTCACCGAGCACGATCTGCGTGCCAAGTGCGCAAGCGATGCCGAGTCGCTTGAGCACGCCCGGGCCCTTTTGGCCCACGCCGACTCACAGCTCACCCAACGGGTTTATCGTCGCCGTCCGGAGCGCGTAAAGCCTGGGAAGTTGGCGTTTGAATAGCGCAACCTCGATTGAATAGCGCAGAGTGGGAAACGGAGCGCCGGATTTTACTCGGTAAGTGCTTGAAATTACAGTAGAAACTGGCCCGCCCTACACGAATCGAACGTGTGACCCACAGCTTAGAAGGCTGTTGCTCTATCCAACTGAGCTAAGGGCGGTATGAGGTCGCGAAAAGAGGCGC